AACAGCGAGGAAGGCCAGCGGGAGTTTGCTGCATGGCAGGCGGAACAGGCTCATCTTGCAGGAAAAGAAAAACAGGAAGTTCCCGCCGCTGGGGAACTCCCTGTTGTACATATCGCTATCGTCTGTGGCTTTTGGCAGGGTGCGTCCGGGTGGGCGCACCCTGTTTTTGTTTTATACCTTAATTGAAAAAAATTTCGTTTCATACTGCAAATCACTTTATATATTTAGTTATTGCTCGATACAGACTTTTGCAGCGAGCATCCCACAATCTAGCAGGTTCATGGATAGAGCATTGATCCACCCTAAAAAGTTTATGAAAGTCATCTAAAAAACCAACATAAACAGGAATGTTATAATACAAAAAACATTTTTGATTTGTGAACTGATCTCCGGTTATGTCAATAATAATAGCATCTTTTAAGTTATAGTATTTTCGCAGTAGCATTACATCATTATCTTCATTATAAACACTTATCAGACTTTTATACTTTCTGTCAGCATCTGAATTATCAGTTGTCACTGTTACAGTGTTTACAAGAACCAGCCATGCGTGTGATTGGGTACCTTTTTGACCACAGACATAATATGTGTAAATATCATGCTGTGCCAAATACTCAGCTAAAAGATCGCTTGTATCTCCACAGCATCCTTTGGGAAATCGAGGAAATGCAAAGTCATTATCAAATTCACCAGCATCTTTTGCTATCTCAATTGCACCACGGAAAGAAGTTGCCAAAACTTTTATTTTATCTAATTCATACGCTTCCATATGCTAATACCTCTTCTGAAACAAAATAAAGCCTGTTGCTATGATATCTAGTTTTCGCTACATTGTCAATTCTTCAGTAAAATCGCAGAATATTCATTTCACAAAATTTGTTTCAGATATTTCTCCGGGTCACCATTCAGAATCAAATCAGCATACGCCAAAGGGTCATTATAGATAAGATAATCCAACTCCGACCTCTGCGCCATGGTCACATTCAACGCATCCTCGACCCCGGTGCAGTCGATGGAAATTTTTCTCCCATCCCGGAGCAGCAGTTCCACGCAACCGGTGTCCATGTTGAATTTGCAAGCTCTTTCATCGTACTTCACATTCATGTCCTCCTGAAATCATGTTGTGGCTTATGTCGGTCAATCTATGATTTCGGATTTTATCTTCCACGGACACCTGCATGGAACTTGTCGGGGCAAAGCCCCTCCATCTGCTAACGCAGACCGTTCCGTCGCTTAAAAGCCCCACTGGGGCTTTCATTGCTTCGCAAACGCTAATTTTCCGAAGAAAACAAATAATCCGAACCCATCTCCTATCGGAAACAAGTTCGGATTATTTTTGTTTGGTCCACCTTGCACATCAACAAGCGAACTATTCCCTTTATGCGGCTTCCGGCTACTTTTCACTGGTTGAACACCAATTTTCGGCCCGTTTGTGGCGCACCGCATAATCTGTAATTATTTTGTAATCTTTGCGCAAACAAAAAATGCCCCGCCAGCAATCCGTCAGGATGCCAGCGGGGCATTGCTTTACTTAGTGGAGATACCTTGCCAATTCAGATGCAACAAAGCCTGCGATCAATGCCGCAATGACCGCCCACCAGAGTTTGTTTCCAAATACTCCGGGGGCTTTTTCCAGCGCGGTCAAGCGGTCGTCCTGCTTCTTGTTCTGTGCCGTCACAACTTCAAGGCTCCGGTTTGTGGTTTCGAGTTGCTGGATGGTCAACTTGATATTGGTGTTCATGCCGTTTACTGCATCGGTCAGCTTCCCCAGCTCGTCCAGCCGGTGGGTGTTGCTCTGTGCACGGTTTTCGACCGCTGTCAGGCGATGTTCCAGTTCCTCGTCAGTCATTACGCTTGTTCTCCCCCACGTTACCGAAATGGGCCACAGTAGTGGTTTCTGCGGATTTCTTTGCCATGTAATCTTCGAGCTTCTTCTTGGTAAAGTCGAACACAAGCTGCACGATCCAATCCAGCGTCCGCTCATTGATTGCCCAGTCCAGCCAGTCCGGGGTGTACCCACGCAGTACGGCAATGACATGGGCTTTCTTTTCTGCACCCGCGCCACTGCCGAACTTTTCCTCTGCGTTGACGATCCACTTGTACACAGTCTTTGCGACCACAAGGCCGTAGCCCAGACGTACCGCCGCCAGCGCCGTGACCACAAGGCCGACCACCATGAAGATACAGGCCAGCCATTCAGGGAATGCCATCAGAAAAACTTTCAGAATGTTCTCCATACTGTTTTCCTCCTATTTTCAGCTCACCCACCGGCTCTTTGCCGTGCGGGTGTCGATATGTACCCAGCCGTGAGTACGGTCGGCGTGTCCTTCCTTCGGGTAGCGGCCAATGCCGCCGCGGTTCGGCAGCAGGGTCTCGGCATATGCCGCAATCTGCTCCACCGTCACACCGGAAATCCAGATGTCAGCAGCCTTGCCGTAAAGATGCTGAGAGAACTTCGCAGCATTCTTAATCATGGCATTCTTGCTGGCCGTTCTGAAACCGCTGGTGATGTTCACCGGCTTCCCAAAGTGATTGCGGATTTTCTGAAGGATTTCCACCAGCTCCGAATCAATAAAGATCGGGTCGGTATTATCCGAACAGCGGAACTCCCGCACCTTGAAGGACGGGGAGAGGTTCTTCTCGCCGTCCTTCGCCCACGAATATGCGTTAATCGCCATTATCGTTTTCTCCTTTCTGGCTCAACGCCATTTTGCAGCCGCTTGACCCGCACTCGGCCACCAACACCGCAAACTCACTGCGCTCTGCGGTCGTGTCCACACCACTGGTTTCTAGCCGGGTCAACAGCTTCTCACACAGCTCAGGCCACGTCATAGTCGTCACCGGTGATGCGCTTGTAATCCTCGGCGGTGATCTCGCCCTTGTTTACGCGCTCGGCCAGAACTTTCTTCACGCCAACGCGGCGGGATGCGGGCATCTCTGCCCAAGTCTTAGTGCCTGCAATCAGGCGGTTTGCCCAGATAATGTTCATGGTGATACCTCCTTATTCCTTGTTCAGCGCTGCGTCCAGCTCACACAGCGCGGTTTCGATGTCGGTCAAGCGCTTCTCGTTGGCCGCGTCCTGTTCGCACAGGGCATCTTCCATTTCAGCCACACGGTCGGGCAACTGTTCGTGCTCCTGCTGCTTCTTGGCTGCGGCTTCCTTCTCCTGCCGGGTGGGCAGATTGTCCTTTTTCCACTGAATCATGGTGACTGTCCTCCTTACTGGAATGCGCCGGAGACGGCTTCGATGTAGCCGCCCTCGCCGGATTCGCCGCGCTCCACGCTGACGCGGAAGTTGAACGCCGCGCACGTTCTCGCTGTCTTGTTCTCAAAGACGATGTTCACACCTTTTTTTACCTCGGTCGTGGCATCCTGCCACACCGGGGCCGCGTCCTTGGCGTTGTTGGTCACCTCAGCCTTGAACTTTGCATCATCCGGGATGGAGCCGGTCACCTGAAGCACGGCAACGGTGATGTCGCCCTCCACGGTCAGCGGTTCAGCCAGCGTCACGCTTGCGGCGTGGACGGCCTTGGTAAAGGTCGCGGACGTGCTGACGGTTTCCTTGCCGTCGCTCACCTCAACGGTGATGGTGTGGTTGCCGTTCAGGATTTTCTGGAATCCGGCAGCGCTGGCCGTCTGCTCAAAGGTCAGGGCCGTGCCGCTGGCAACGCCGGTGCGGGTCTTGGTGGTCTTGCCGTCCAGCTTTTCGGTGACGGTCAAGGTGTCGCCGTCGGCATCCCTGACGGTGTACTTCCACGCAAAGGCCGCGTTCTTCTTCCCCAGAGCTGCGCCGTCCGTGCTGACGGTAGGTGCAGTGTTGACACTGACCGTGCCATCGTCAGAGACCACGAGTGTAGAGGGAAGAATGAAAGCGGGGCGAACACCACAGGAGTAGCTGCACCAGTAGTCGCCGACGGAGCCATCGGTGTTGACGCCCCAGACGTAGCTGCTATCGCCGGTGTACGGAGAGCGCAGCCACCAAATGGCAGCGGAGCTGCCATTGTATGCAATACGCTTGCTGTTACCGCCGGAGCTGTTGCCAAAGTATGCCAGCCTCACACCGTCCTTCGGGAAATAGCCGTTGTCGCTGGTCGTCCAGCCAACCTCATAACCAGACAGCAGGAACACTTTGGTGCTCAGGCCGTTGGAGCCGGTGGCAAGGCTGCCGCCGGAACCAGTGCCGTCCTGGTACGGAATCTTGACCTGCTTGATAGCGTTGCGAATGTCCGCGTCAATCAGGTTGAAGAACGTACCGTTCAGGTAGCTGTGGATGCTGGAATCCTTGTAGGAGTTATTGTTGCCGAACGTGGACGTTGTGTAGATGTCCTTCATCAACAGCCACGTTCCGGCGCAACTCGAATCATAAGTGCCGGTGTTCGGGTTGCCCTGCTGCACAACAATAAAATCTTTGGACGCGCCGTTGACTTTGATTTTGACAATGCTGCCAACGGCTTTCGTGCCCAGTTTTACGTTTGCCATTGTTACCTCCTTGTTTTCGTTCAGGCCCACGGCATGATCTCCGCAGGCCGCGTGTTCTGCGATACAGAGAGGGACAGGGCTTTGTGCTGCTTCTTGTAGATGCAGCGGCATTGCCGCGCCCGCCGTCTGTCACGCGCGAGTTTGTTCGAGTTGATTTTTCGATGGATAGGGATTTTGCAGTCAAGCAATTTTTCGAGCCGGTCAGCGTACTTGCGGCGTAAAGAGTAGGTTTCGCCATGGGCGGCATGGGCATCCCACGCATCAAAGCTCCGCAGGATTTCTCCCTTGGTCACTTCGCCTGCGGGGTATGCCGTCTCCCAATACTTGATCTTGTTCTTCATCCGCTTGGAGCTATCTCGGCGCAGCTTTTGGATGACCGCGCCGGTGTCGGTCAGGTAGCTATGGAATCCCAGAAAATCAATACCGTTCCGCAGCGGGAAGATGGCGGTTTTCTGGTTCAGCTCAAGGCCGTAACTGTCCATGAGCGCCCGCACATCCCGGAGAATGCACTGCAATTTTCGCTTGTCCGAACAGATGATATAGAAATCATCCATGTATCGGCCATAGTATTTGATGCGGTACTTCTCTTTGATGATGTGGTCGAACTCATCCAAAAACATCAGCGCAAAGAGCTGGCTCGTCTGGTAGCCCAGCGGCAAGCCGTCCTCCATCACGTCGATGTAGATGCAAAGCAGCTCATAGACACGCGGGTCAACACCGCGCTTGTCCAGTACGGCTTTGAGCTTGCGTTTCAGCTTCCAGTGGTCGATGCTGGCGAAGAAATGCCGCACGTCACCTTTCAGCACCCAGCCGTCCGCACCGTGGCCCTCACGACGGTAATAGTCCACCATGTGAGTTTTCAGGCGCATCAGGCCGTCGTCTGTGCCTTTGCCGGTCTGGCTGGCGTGGCTGTCCCGGATAAAGCTCTTTGTCAGAGCATCATACAGAATGTTATCGACCAGCGCGTGCAGCACCACTTTGTCCACAAATGCCGGGGCGTGTACCATGCGGCGCTTCGGCTCGTAGACGGCAAAGACCTCAAACTTACTTGGCACATAGCGTATCTGCTGCCGGATGCTCCCGTCTGGCTGCCGCACATTGCAGACAGCCAGCTTACGGGAGAGCTTTTCCGTGCAGGCCAGCGCCTGCGCCTCGTACTCGATTGTTTTGCTTTTACTGCGCTTTCCCTTCCGGGCTTCAAGGTAGGCTTTGTAAAGTACCTCAAAGCTGCACAGTTCTTCGTATGTCAAAATGACCCTCCGCTGGTTCGCGTTACGGTAGTGGGCTGCATCCGGCAGGGATGGCCCACCTCAGCGGGATGTATTTATCACTTGCCTGCATCGGCAAGCGACAGGATGCGGTTTCCTTTGATGGGCGCACTGCTTTCAGCTTATGCCTACTCGTCACACGGTTCCATCAGAGCGGGGCGAACACCATAGGAGTTGTTGTACCAGTTGTTGTTGTTGGAGCCATCGGTGTTGACGTTCCAGACGTTGTTGTTATTGTTGGTGTTCGGAGAGCGCAGCCACCAAATGGCAGCGTCAGACAAACAAACCGCACCCTTTATGCAAAGCGGTTGCCCGCTGTGCGTTTACGGTTCCGGGTAAAGGACAGCTTTCAGGGCGGCAGCCTGTTCGGTCAGCCGTTTCCGTTCCGCTTCTGCCCGGAGTTTTTCGGCACGTCCGCGTTCCGACGTGAGCCACTTCATCGCCGGGTATTTTACGTCCGTGACCTTCTTTGTCCAGATACCGGCTTTCTTTGCGCTGATGATACCTTCCTCCGTGCAGATGGTCAGGTATTCCAGCAGCAGAGAGCAGCCGTCCACAACTGCGCCGATCTTCTCAACGCGCTTGTCGTAGTCGGTCTGGAAATTGACGTTATTCGCCGCGTGTGCATCCAGCAGGATTTGCCGGGCGGTCAGCCGGATGCCCTCGCCATACAGCCGGAACGTGCTCTTGGAAAAGCCCTCCCTGTCCCGTGTGTCGAGTGCATGGACGGCAGTGCCGCACACCTTCTGGATGTCGCGCACATCTTCGAGCGCCGCGACCTTCTGGATGATCTTCCGGGCATCGCTCCGGCTGATGTCGTCGGTGACAATGCGGGTCGCCCTCTGGGTGTAGCGCAGCAGCTCCCGCGCATTCGCGCCGACCTTGAATGTTTCAGCCATCAGAACTCCACCCTTGCCTGTTCTGCGTTCCACACGCCGGTGACGGTCAGACCGTCAAGGCTGCCGAACGTGGCAGAAAAAGGATTCTTGGTGACATTCGTGCCGAACTTCAACTCGATTGCCCTAATGCTGGCGTTCATCGCGGCCACGCTGGCGCGGATGTCGCCGTGGGCGTTCTCCGCACCGTTGTGGTTGTCCACCGCCGCGCTGATGCGCTGGTCGGTCTCAGCCTTTTTGTAGCTGTCCACTTCCCACCGCTGGCTCTCGGTCAGGTGGCCGTTTGCATCCAGCGTGGCAATGCCGCCCGGAATGCCGATCTGGTCAGTGCGGACAACATCTTCATCCGGCGCCTTGCCGGGGCCTGCGTTAAAAGAACCGTATGCCATTTAGGTTCCCCCTTCCTGTGCATCCGTGTATTTCACGGTGCTTGTAATGTGATACTGTGCAGAAATTTTCTCGGTCGGAGCTTTGGCGGCCCTCAGCCGCAGCTTTCCTTCGAGGCTTTCGGTCGCAATAAAGCCCACCGCACCCGCCACATCGTAAAATTCCGGCAGTACCGTAACATCCACAATGTCGGTAGCCAACAGGCCCGCAATGGGGATGTCACAATAAAAATAGCCGGGGGAGGAACCATCCTCGCCCCAGCCATCGACCGGGATAGTAAAAGGCACCGCCGCCATGACATCCTGCTTTTCGTGCAGGATGTCATCAGTTTCCTCGAATCCGTTTGCAGTTGCTTCGGAAAGGTCTCCGAGTGCGGTGTTGCACTGCTTGATGTGGCTGCAAAGCGCGGCAAGCCCTGTGCCCAAAAGCGTTTTGACCTTCGCTTTTGCCATAGAGCTTACCTCCTCATGTCTTAGTCAGCATCAGCCAGCAGAGCGGCGATCTCCTCTGCGGAGAAGTCCTCCACGTCCTCGTCGTGCAGAACATTCTCCGGCTCGGTGTACACGACGACTTCCTTGCCGTCGATGTTCACATTGCCGTTGGTGGAGCTGGCGGCAGTCTTGGTTGCGCCCTCAGAGACACCGGCCAGCTTTTCGCCCTCGGCATCGGTCATCAGGCGCTTACCGGTCTCAGCAGCCACGAAGTCGGCAGGCTTCTTACCGCTGTCGGTCAGATTGCCCTCGCCGTCCAGCGCAGCAAAGTTGCCGGTGGTGGCACCAGTGACCTTATCGGCCTTGCCGGAAATGTCCACTTCCTCAGGGGTGGGAACATACAGACCGTCGTCCTTCAGAATCAGAGCGTTGCCCGCAGCAGCGGAAACATTGACCTTGACATCCACCTCATAGCCAGCGATGGTAACGGTGGTGGATGCATCCTTGCCGGTGGTCTTTGCGGCGTAGGTATCGACCAGAGCAGCCATGTTCAGGAAAGAGTAGGTGCAGTTGTCGGGGTTCTCACCCTTGACGGCCAGAACCATGACCGGCTTGCCGTCCAGCTTGGGGTCGGTGGCGCCGGGGTAGGTCGCAGCATCGAACTTGAACTTGGCCACGAAGGTGGTCTTGGTCTGGTCGAGGAACAGCTCAGAGGGGAAGTCAACGGAGAAAGCAGCAGTGCCGCTCTTGTCGGTAGAGGTGTAGAAGTTCACGGTATTGCCGTCAACGCCAAGAGACTTGATAGCAGCGTTGGCTGCGGTCTGCACAGGGGTAAAGGCGTTCTTCTTGACGAAAGTCTTCTTGATCTCAGCGGTCAGGTTGCGGATGGTGGTCTTGGTAGAAATCTGCTTAGACATAATAGTGTCCTCCTAAAAATTATTTCAGCATATCAACGATTTCCTGCTGCGTTTCTTCCTCGTTCAGCAGGTCTTCGCTCGTCATAACGGTTTCTTTGCGGACAGTCACCGCGTTTGCACTGTCAAAGTCAAGGCCTTCGCCAATGCGGACGGCAATAGCGCCGCTCGCGTCACGCTTCAAGCCCTGACCGATGCTTACGCTACCGGTTTCACCCGAACCACCTCCTTTCCCGAACAGGGTTACGGTCGCCTGAATGTCTGCTTCCGGGATGCGCTGAGAAAAGAATCTGATGAAACCATCATGCGTTTCGCACCCGTTCAGGACACCCGCTTTGGTCGTAGTATAGAAGCTGCCGGGAGATACAACGCCAACGGGTACAAGCTCGCTGGTGCTGTCCGACAGTTCTGCATCATAAATGCACTGGTAGTAATCCATACCGCCAGCGTTTTCGTAATCATCCTCGTTGCGGGCGGGCTTCCACCCGTCAGCCGCAAGGGTGAGTTCGTAGGAGCCATAGTAGCCGCCTGTTCCGCCGTCCACCTGTTCCTTGATAAGAGCCTTTACCTGTTCTTCGTTCAGGATTTCCCCGGATTCAGACAGGTTCTTCACGGCTGCGCTGACCGCTGCCGTGATGGTAGTCGCATGGGCACTGGCGTCGGCGTTGTGCTTCTCGATCTCGGCCTTGACCAACTTCATCAACGCCTGCACCTGAGGGTCAACGGTAATGCTGATATTGGCCTTGTTCGACACAGCAAGCAGCGCCGACAGCTCAATCTCAAAATCGCCGTTCACTTTCGTGGACGGGACCTCCACTCCGCGTGCATCCTGCATAATAAACAGGAGTGTTTCTGCATCGTCGTTCAGCCTGCCGTAAACGCCCACCTGATGCATGATGTACGTTTCATCCGCACCGGTGATCTGGATTTTTACCCGCCGAGCCGTCTCACCGCCGCTTTCAACGGTTTCGATGTCCAGCAATTTCAGGTCATGTGTTTCGCCGCTTACCCCGGTTTCCCCCGAGAGGTCTGCGTCAGCCGTACCGGTGCCGCTCACAGCGCGGGTGATTACCAGCGCACCACCGGAGAGAGATTCCGACAGCAGGGCGGCACCGGCGGCGGTGTAGCTAGATTTTTCCCAACTCACGTTGTCTGTCCTCCAATAACAATGTTTATCGCCGTGTGCGACCGTTCAACGGTGCCCGCCGTAAAGGCTCGTGCTTTCACTGCCTTTGCTTCAACGGCACCGGGCAGCGCCACGGCAACCTGCATTTTCGATCTTCCGACCGCACCGGCAACATACGCCTTTGCGCCGATTTCCCGCGGCTTGATCCTACCGGGGACCTTTACGGTGCAGGATGTCGCCATGCCGCTGGGTGCGGCGGCGATATAAGCGGGCGACCGTTCATGCCCTTAATGGCAAAGATGCGCCGGTTGAGCCGTTCCTTTGCAAACCGGTAAACTTCATCGGTGTGGTGTCCACCGGAATCAATGCAGGTCGCCAACAGCGGGTATGCCGTTCCGTCTGCCTTGTGCCATGTCCGAAGTAGAAAGTTGTCCAGATCGTCCCATACCTGATCCGAAAGCATATCGCCGAAGATTTTCTGGTAGCGAACGCCCCAGCTCTCTGTGCCCTCGCCCCAGCCGACCACTTCAACTTCAAAGCGATCATCCTGCACGTCAACACCAGCAGTGAGGTACAGAACATCATCCGGCACCTCTGCGGCGTAGATTTCGCGGCGGTTGAACAGCTCGATGTCCTCCAACTGAATGCCGCGTTCCTCCCACGTCTCGCCCAACTCTGTGTTCACCCAGACCTTCATTTGTTCCGGGTTGCCATGATCGAGGGCAATTTTCGCTTCGATGAACTTCGTCACGATCTCTTTCCAGCCAACAAAGGTTGAAGCCAGCGTGTTCAGGTGGAAGCCTCTGGATTCTGCACCGGGATTGGCGGCAACATACTTACCGTATTTCCCCTGCTCTTTCCAGCGGTATTCATTTGATACACAGCCGCATTCCCTGCAGACATATCCAATTCCCTTGTCGAGGTCGTCTTTGTCGAACTTGACATTCTCCCAAAGGAACGGCTGGTATGCCCCACATTCCGGGCAAGGCACGTTCCATTCTTCTTGTGTAGAAAGTAGGTAGGCGTCCTCAATGCGGCTGTCTCCCTTGATGGTGGGCGTGCTGACCATGACGGTCTTGTAATCCCAAAAGGTCGTCTGGCGTTTCTTTGCCAGATCAAGAGGGTCGCCCTCTGTTCCTGCGCTCTTGGGGTAGCGGTCGATCTCGTCCGCCAGCAGCACTTTGATGGGGCGGCTGGCAAGGCTCGACGGGCTGTTTGCGCCAACAATGGTGATGTGCCCGCCGGGGAAGTTCTTCTTCATGACGGTATTTCCAGCGTACCGGCTTTTGGTATCCACCAGACCGGTAAGCCGGGGCGTGTCCCGGATCATGGGAGCGATACGGTCTTTTGAGAGCGTCTGCCCCATGTCAAGGGTAGGCTGCATACACATCACCGGGCAGGGTGCATAGTCCATGTAGTAGCCCAGCGGGTTCAGAATGAAAGCATCCGTCTTTCCGATCTGCGCCGCCGACATGACGACGACAGAACGGACGTGAGGATCACCGATGGCATCCATGATAGCCCGCTGATACGGGGCTTTCTCGGTGTGCCACCGCCCCGGTTCTGCGCTGGATTCTGCGGACAACACCCGGTATCTGTCCGCCCACTGGCTGACTGTCAGGGGCGGCGGCGGGCGTAGTTTGCTTAGAACCTCGGCGAACAGTTCCACGGTCTGCGGTTCAAGTTTCACGATCCGTTTTTTCTTCACGTTTCGGTTCACCTCTTACGCAGGCTGGGAACATACACAGGATCAGCCTTTGGTGGATGCGTTTGCCCCACGGGCAGTGCTTGCAAGCGCCGCCGGGCTTATCCGGTTTCTTCTCCGTCTTGTTCATCTTCTTCATCATCCTTTGGCGGCTGCAACGCCACCTGATAATTAGAAAATTCCTCCATGATCTCATAGAGGGAACTTTGCAATAAGTCCATGATCTTGCCCTCATCACCGTCCAGCTTGGCAATGTTTGCAGCCAACTTGTTGGGCAGGGCAAGGAGCCTTGAGCGCAGGTTCATAACAACGGTGGTCATGCCAACCGTGATGTCAGATTTCCGGTACAGTTCCCCATTGCGAACTTTATTCTCGGTTTCGGCGGCGATCCGTTTTTCCTTGGTCAGCTTCGCCCGTTCCTCGTTGAGGTCAGCTTTGCCGCCCTCGTCGCCCCGCAGGTAGTTGATGTACCGTCGGACGCTGGAACGCAGGTCGTAAAGGCCGGGGGCCTTTTCTTCCAGCACGCCCTCGTCTCGGAGCTGCCGCACCCGGCGTTCGGACAGGTCGAGATACTGTGCAACGATCTTAGTCGTGTACAGTTTCATCCTCTGTCCCTCCCTCCGGGTCTACATCCACCTCACCGGTCGCCCGCATCTTTGCAATGTCAAGGCGTTCCAGTTCCAGAGCGTACCGTTTTTCAAATTCTTCCTGCTGACGGATTTGTGTGGTCAGGGAAATAATTCTGCCGGAGACCTTGTTCAGGGCCTCCCGCAGCTGGGTCACTCGAACAAAGGCACTGTCCTTGTTATCCATGACCATCTTCTGCACAGCTCCGTCCGCCTGCTTCCCGTCTTTGTCCTTTCCCGGTTTTCGCATATCGGTGATGGATGCAGTGAACAGCTTTTCCGGGTCGCAGCTTTCATACTCTGCGATCCGTTCCATGATGTGCCGCTGCTGAATCCGAAGCAGCTTCAACTCATAAATGTTGTTCTCGTTTGCACCGGTCGGCATTTGATCCAGCCAGTCCCGTTCCTCTTGGCTCAAACGTTCAAGGTGAACCGTGCTATATGCACCGTCCTTCTCTGCGTTGGTGTTTCCGTTCGGCGCACCGCCGCCGGGATTGCCCTTGGCATTCCTCTTGCCCCGGCTGTTTTTGTTTCCGGGCTGTCCCCCGCGCTTGCGCTCCACCGCATCGTCCCATTGGTCAATGCGTTTCCAGTTGCGGACGGTTCCGTATGTCACGCCCAGCTTTTTGGCAAGGTCTTTGAGATTTACTTTCTCGCCCGACCGCCGCCGCTTGATGTACTCAGCCTTGGCGGTGTCGCGCTTGTCGTTCCGCTTCGGCATCCGGCATCACTCCTGCACCCCGTTTCCAAAATACACGCAAAAGAAAAAGCCCCACGACGGAATGTCATGGAGCTTCGCACCTATCACTGTACCGATTATAGCAGGAAAAAGGCATCACGATACATCATTTTGAAAATTTTCTTCAAAAAATCCCCCTAAATTTTTTCAGACCCCCTTCTGGGGAAGGGCAAAAATCCGTTTATACCTAGAAAATTTTCGGGCTTTCGGACCCGTAAAGGATTGAAACGCCGCTCCCAGTACCTACGGGCGCGGGGCGGGCGGGCCGTGGTCATCGGCCCGGCGCCGGGCGGCGGGCGCGGGGTCATTGCAAGAGGCGGCGCGGCGGGCCGGGCAGCGCCAGCGCGGCGGCGATCCGGCAGGCGGGCGGGGCCAGCGGGCCAGCGATCCGCCCCAAAGCAGGCCGGGCGCGGCGGCGATCTGGCAGGCGCGGCAAGGCGGCGGGCGGTGCTGGCTGCTGCATGGCTGGCAGTGTGCAGGCGGTGCAGTAGGGCGCGGCGGTCTGCTGTATGCTGGCATAGGGCAGGCGGGCGGCGCTGGCATGGTATGCAGCAGGCAGGGCGGCGGCGGAATGCCCGGTGCAGCCGGTGCGCGGCGGGCGCTGGCTGCTGCAGGCGGTGCAGTGTGAGCGGCCCGGCATAGCGGGCAAAAAGAAAAAAGGCCGGGGCGGCGGCGCGTTGTGCGTCGGTCGTCCCGGCCTTTTCTGCTGCTGTTGTCGCCCCGGTGCAGGGCTGTTTTTGCCGTTTGCCGGAGGGGTCAGATTCTTCACTTAACGGCATATCGCTGCAGTGGTAAGGGTTAACTAGGCTATATGCCGCCCCAGTAACCCCCTATAGTCCCCCTTCTTCCCCGCTTTTCACGGTTTCACGGAATCGCCGCCCACGGAATCAGCCCCCGGCAAATCGTCCAGCGTCAACGGCTGGCCCTCTTTTGCCATACGTTCCCGCACAGCCTGTAAAATATATCCTTGCAGACTTTGCCCCGCAACCGCGGCGGCGGCGCGAATCGCTGCCCCCTCTGGCTTGAGCGGCCAAACTGTAATGCGGTCACACTTTGCGTTGTATTTATCGTTGTTACGTCTTTTTGCGTCAGATACCGGCATATTATTACCCCTTGCTTATTTATTAAATATAATATAGCACAACCCAGCAGACACCGCAACGTGCAAATTGCACAACACCGCAACGTGCAATTTGTGCAGAACGCCAAAAACACCGCAACGTGCTTGACATGCGACACGTTGCGGTGCTAGAATACAGCCACGGCAAGCGACACCGCAACGTGCTAGCAAGCCGAATAAGCCGAAAGGAGAAAAGCCGCATGAATAAGCACTTTTTCGAGCTGCCAAAAGCCGTCAAGCGTGCCGTTTGGGCCGCGCTGATGGCTGAATGGCAAAAGAAAAAGGCTGCCAACCGCACCACCGGTTAACAGCCTACTTGTTCGCATGAACAAGCACTTTTTCAAGCAATCTGATTTTACCACCGAAAGGAAGTGAAGTCAAGCCCGCCCCGCAAGGCCGACGGCATCCGCCGCCGCTGGTGCAAGTCCAGCCGCCCCAAACGGGGCGGGCGCTCATGGGGTCCGGCATTCCGCCGGGTCAAAACCAAAATCAAAAGGAGATTGAGAACATGACCGCATTTGACAAGAAAGTAAACCAGATCGCCGCCCGGCACGGGTGGAACATCGAGAAGCAAGCCCGCGCCGCTGTCCCTTGCTACATCATCGCCGCCCCAACTTATGAGGATGCCGGGAAGATCGTTGCCGTTCTGAACCGCTGCAAGGGCTTGCACCATGAAACATTGACCCCGATTCACTATGAATCGTGGGCGGTCAAGGTGTATGACGCTGGACAGATCGCCGCATATCGGGAACGCGAACGGCAAAAAGCCGCCCTTGTTGATGCTTTCTATATGGCATTGAAAGCCAACGGCGGCGACCAGAACGCCGCGAAAGCTGCCCAGCGTGAAAAGGCGGTGCAATGGAACGCCGTCGAAGTGTTCAATGAAATTTACGCATGACCCCCGGATACCTTGACGGGCCGCACCACGAAAAGCGACCCGATCCCACCACCCCGGAAACGTCCGGGAGAAAGCCGAACACACACCACGAAAGCAAAAAGGAGATATGAACCATGAAACGAATCATCACCGCTGCCGCTCTGGCCGCTGCCCTTTTGGCAGGCGCACCCCGCGCCGCTGCTGTCTGTCCCTACACCGTCGGCCCGCTGGGCCGGTACATTGCCCCGGCCGTTGTGCAGGGCATGACCGCCACCGACGACGGGAACGCCGTTGAAGTCTGGTGCACCGACGCGCTGGACGGCGACGACTGGTTTTTTACCGTGGATAACGAAACCGATCTTCGGATTTTTGACCGGGTGCAACTGGTGGTGGATGCCGCCGGAACGCCGGACGATTTCAGCGACGACCGCGTTATTGATGCCCTGTATTGTCACGATTGCGACGGGATCGACGATTGAACGAAAGGAGCGCACAACATGAAAACCCTTGAAGAAATCCGCAACGAATGCCGCAACGAAAACCACGCCGCCCGCCGCCTGTTGTCCGCCGGGTTCCGGCTTGAGGGGTGGGACATGAACACGGGGCGGCGGATCGTCGCCCGCATCACGAACGAGAACACGAACGACGAACAGTGCGCGTTCTACGAGTTTCCCGACTATCAAACCGCCGCCGCTGAACTTCTCGCATGATCCCCGCCGGATACCTTGACGGGCCGCACCGAAAAGCGACCCGATCCCATCCACCCGGCCCCGCCGGGAAGAACCACAACAAAAATTGAAAGGAAGTATTTACCATGACGAACAATCAGATCATCCGCAACGAAGCCGCCCGGCTTGACCCTGCCACCCTGCACGCCATCGCCACCGCGCACCACACCCCGGACGAGATCGCCGCCATTGCCGCCGCTTGCAAAACCACCGACGAGAACGGCAACGAACAGCCCGCCACCGTGGCCGATGTCGAAATCATGCTTGCAGCCGACGAGCTGCACACGTTCGACCACTGGAAGAAAGAGGGTAAGAGCGTCAAAAAGGGTGAAAAGCATCTTGTTTGCTGCTACCTCTGGAAGTACACCACGAAGCCCAGCAAAGAGCAGCGAGAAAAAGCAGCGGCAGAGGGCAAGGAAGCGGCCCCCGATCCGCATTACTACCCCACGAAATCGCACCTGTTCAGTTGCTTACAGGTTGAAAGCAGCAAGCCCGCCCCGGCTGGCCGGTTTGGATCGACCGCTGCAATCATCGAGTATAACAAGAAGCTGGCAGCCGAACGGAAAGCAGCGAAAGCCGCCGCCGAAAAGGCAAAGGCCGAAGCCACCGCCCCGATCATCACCGAAGAACACCACGAGTTGCCGGAACTGGTGCACGTCGATCCGCTGCCCACGAAAAAGGCCACGAAGCGCACCGCCAAAAAGGCCCCGGCAAAGAAAGCCGAAACGAAACCCACCGGGCCGGACATGGAAGAACTGAAAAACGCTTTCGTCAAGAACTATTCCCGCCTGTACCAGACCGACGACGACCACGAGAGCGGCGAGTTTTACGACGCCGTGGACAAGTTCGACGAAATGAGCGCCAACGATTCCCAGTTTGCCGCCACCGTCCAGAAGTTCAATAAATACATGGGCGACCTTATCAGCAGCGACCGCGAAGCCGCCGCGTTTGTAATGGCCCTTGACAATCTGGAAAAGGCAAAGACCCCCGAAATGGTTCCCACCGTGCAGCAGCTTTGCTTTGCATAACACGAAACGGAGACCCCAGCAGGGCCGCACCGCTCAAAGCGGCCCCGCCCCACTTCCCACCGGCACCCCGCCGGGGGATCGTCACGAAACACGAAAAACGAAAACAGGAGGCTTGAATTTATGTCTTGCATGATGCTTTCCCCCGCCCACATCGCCACCGTTGCGCACGGTCTGTCGTACCTGCTCAATCAATCCGAAATGTGCCAGCTTTCCGCCGCCGACGAATTGCGCGACGCGCTGGGCGCTTGCAGATACCCGCACGATTTTCTGTATGACGACCGCCGAATCTACCCCGTTCTGTACCGGCACAACGAAGCGGCGTATGAAGGGCGCTATAAGGTCGAGCCGGACGAAACCGACGAAGTGCCAGCCATGCCGGACAATGTGCCGCACCTGCTGCACCGTCTGGACTACAACAAGCATTATTTTCTCGATGCTGATTTCTTCAAATTCCTGAAGCTGCTTGACTGCTACATTTACCAGTGCGAAGAACAGGCCACGGCAGACACGAATTTACAGAAAGCGCTTGTAAAGACTTCAAACCACTTGTACGCATTCGCCGCCCAGCAGAATGCAGCGTACAACGCCGCGCCGTGGTGCATCTGATCCGCGCCGGATACCTTGACGGGCCGCACCGTAAAGCGACCCGATCCCAGCCGAAAGGCACAACACGAAACACGAAAAGGAGCAAACGAATTATGACAACATACTATCCCATCAACGAAAATCTGGCCCGTGCTTCCCACGATATGCGCAGCATGAGCACCTACCCGGACGGCTACGCAACCAGAGAATACCGTGCCAGCGTGGACAAAGCCGCCGCGCTGGTCGAAGAAAAGAAGCAGAAAGTCAGCCCATACTATCACGAAAAGCTGGACGCGCTGCTTGACAGCTACGCCCGCCGCCTTGCACAGTGGACGGACGACCACAACCGGAACGGCGCAAGCTGCCCCTCTGTGCTTGTGTGCGGTGCTGGCAACTTCCCGGTGCGGAAGAAGCAGAAGCAGAACGCCCGCGAGGATACGCTTTGGCACGAATATGAAGAAATCGAAGCCATCTTGACGAAAATCAAGGCGGTTGGCACCGGCCCCGTTGATCTGGCCGACCCCCACGCCCGCGAACTGCTCACGGATCAGCTGAACAAAGAGCAAGACCTTCTCGAATATTGCAAGGGTGCCAATGCCTATTACCGGAAGCACAAAACCTTGCGCGGCTATTCCAACATGAGCGACGCGGCAGCCGACGCGCTCACCAACCCGGACGCCTTTTCAATGAGCCTGTACCGCAAGCCCTACGGCGATTTTGAGTTAACCAGTATCCGCGGCAAGATCAAGCGGATTCAGACCCGCCTTGACGAACTCGACAAGGTACAGGCCACCGCTGCATCCGGCCCCGTTGAGGATCAGCACGACGGCTACACCTACCGGGAGAACAACGAAATCATGCGCGTGCAATTCATCTTTCCCGGAAAGCCGGACGACGAAACCCGCGCCATGCTCAAAGAGAACGGTTTCCGATGGGCACCCAGTCAGGGCGCTTGGCAGCGCCAACTTACCGCAAACGCAAAATATGCAGCGCACCGCGTCATGGAGTTTCTGGACGGCAACGAAAGCGAATAATAAAGGCGGACACCCCAGCAGGGCCGCACCGCACGAAAGCGGCCCCGCCCCATCTTCCCGGCATAAATGTCGGGAACATCACGAAAACGAAAAGGAGCTATGAACCATGACAGCCAAACAGCAAAGCACCGAATCCGGCGGCGGTCTGCGCACCGTCACCCTCACCGCTGACCAGTGGAACACCCTGTATTTCTACCTTCTCACTTCCACGAAGTACCGCAACGGCGAAATTGAAGCGTGGGAAAGGCTGGCCCTTGAAACGAACGAGGACGGTTCCCCAAAGTTCATCCACGCCGCCGACAATGCGCGTTATCTCCGGGATCAGGAAAAGACGCTGCACGAAATCGCACAAAGCATCTGCTGACAACCCGACCCGCCGGGGAAAATAGGAGAATTGACTTCATTTTGTAGTCGGTTGAATGCCGATCCACTGCCCCGCCGGGGTGAATCACGAAAGGACGAAACGAATGTACTACTTCATTTACTGCAAAGGCCCCAACGAAAAGCGCTTCACGCTTTGCAATCCATGGAAAGGCACCCGCGGCATGGGCAAGGTATACGCGCCGCGCTTCCTCAAGGAGCAAGCCGACTATGCCGTTGCATGGATGACCGAGCACAACCCCGGCTTTATCTTCCAGCGCCGCCCGGCACGCTGAACATCACCACCACGAAAAGGAGCAACGAACCATGACAACCAACGAACGCTTTCTCTCAGTCCTGCACAGGGTCACTTCCTGCCGCCACTTAGCCACCGTCAACATAACGATCTGGAACGGGCGCATTGAAGTCCGGCATACCGTTTTCGATGAAATGTACATCCTGCGCAGCTTTCCCTTGCCCAACACCCACAACGAATATTGCGCCTGCATGGCGGCTGCCTGCCGGTGTCTGTCCGACAAGCTGCTTTCGTGGGCAAGCGAGTACGACCACGGCAACGACGTTCTGAACAAGCAGTACGACACTGTGAACAAAGCCTTTCGCAAGCGCTTAGAGGAACAAGAATGACCCGTGCCCCGGTTCCATGCCGGGGCATCTTGTGATATACTTTCACTAACGAAATTGGACTTTTCAAGCACGAAAAGTTCAATTCCAGCAACGAATTTGCAAAAAAGGGGGCATTTTTACGAACGAAGTCGAATTTTTTGCGCCTTGGCGTCTGGTTGCCAGTTTTGCCGACGGCACCCGCGCCACGTTCGACGGTCTGACCGAGGAGCAAGCCCACGCCGCAATGGAAGCTGCTCAGACCGAGCACGGCGACATTGGCTATTGGAACCGTGTCACGGATGTAAACTATGAGGACGGCCAGTATTGCGGCACCCTGCAGGAACCGCCCACGGTTCATGTTGTGGATTTTTCCGGGTATGACGGGCCGCTGGACGAAAACGGCTTTCCTGTTGGCCTGCCGAACGAAATCGCCGAGTACATGAAGCAGCACGGCGAACCGCCCACCGTTCCAAAAATCATCATCAAGAAAAACGAACCATAAACGCACGAAATCCCTCGACGGAATTACCCGCCGGGGGATTTCTGTTTTTGACGATTCGCAAGTTTGTTTTTCTGAGCGGTTCGGAGGTTTCGCGGAAGCCCTTCATTCTGCACGCGCATAAATTCGCTTCATTCTCTACCCTATAGGGTCTTTCCGGCACGAATTAAGAACGCCGAAATTCGATTCTAAGACCCCGTTTTCGTAGATTTTCTATCAAAAATCAGGCATAAGCAATTTTACGGTCCCTTTTAATCGCGCGCGTCATACGCGCGTGAGAGCAGTTCTTCGACCATCGGGACTTCATCCAGCATGGAACCCAGAACGACCAGCGCGAACTTTTCCCACCGCTGGGCTGTGATCTCTGTTTTTCTCAGTTCGCGGGCTATGGTTTTCCAGCCTTTTTGTAACGACGGATCACTGTAGACATACCGCCCGCACAGGATCGTTTTGTAACGACTGTTTAACCGGTCTAATTGCCCCCGGATTGTTGTCTGATCCGCACGGAGAACATCCTGCCGAACACGAAGTTCATTTTCCCGGCGCTGGCACTCCACATCATCGGCCAGTTTCACAGCCAGCGACGCGGTACTATCTCCCGGCGTGCTGCCGTGCGGCATACCGTCCATAGCAATGCCCTTGATTGGATTGTAGCGGTCTCGCAGTTCCGCCAGCTCAATGTTGACATCATCAAGCTGTGCTTCAATCCCGCCAAAGTAGCGCAAAATCATTTTCGTTTCTTCTGCCTGCATTTTGCCCTCCTACGCTCCGTACCGTCAAAATTCTGTCGAGAAGATAGGCCCTGCACCGGGCACACGTGCAACCTCCGCGCTCCCGCCGGTCATCTGGGCAACACACCGGCCCAGTTTGGTATACGCCACATATTCCCCGTCTTTTGCCCATTCAAGGAACTGTTCATAGTTTTTTCTGGCTTCTTCCACAGTGCTGTTGATCTGGACACGATCATAGCCCATAGAACCCAGCGCTTCGATGAAGAATCGGATCACGAGATCCCCAGCGGCCCGCCGTTCGGCCAGTGCATCCTTTTCACGCTGTTTGCGCGGGTACTGCCCCGCCGGAAGGATAAACGGCTTATCCAGCATCGGTGCCGTGCGTTCTCTCAGCTTCTCGCGGGCTTTCGGCTGCCCGTAGGCGCTCATTTCAACTGTGTACACCTCTGCCCGGTGGTTCATTTCCGTGCAAAGCCGCTCCTGCTTGTTCCTGTCAAAATCCAACGTGTCATTGGCGGCGATCATGGTGCAGTAGCTCACCACCTCGCCAACGGCCTGCCTGTTCAGTGTCAGATTCTTTCTGGTGTTCACCTTTTCGGCACACCGGGCAAAGGCGTTCTGTGCCATATGCATAGACACTGCCCTTGGGATTCCTCTACTCATGCTGTTTCATCCTTTCCTTTTGGTCTGTTGGGCGCACTTCTTCCATGCTTTGATTTCAGCGGCAGTATCAGGGGTAATGTGCTCCACAAAGCGCCAGCCCCGCGGCTCCGCCACAAGGTCGATGAACATACGGCGGCGGTGGATATAATCACGCTGCTGCCGCCGGGTGAATTTGCTTTTCACCTCTACCACCTCAACTGTGCCGTCTGCGTAGGTCAGCACAAAATCCGGTGTATAGTGCATCGCCGGGAGTTTCACATTTCCGTACTCTTTTTCCGGCAACATGGTAAACCTGCGGTGTGATTCTACCTTCACAACCTCGCCCCGTTGGACTTTAGGCAGAATCATTCCCATGTAGTAGTCGTACTCGCCCCTGCTGTCAAACTCCCGTCCTGTTTTCTTGGCGGCTGCGGCCACGGCTTCCAGCGTCGGTGCTTTTGCTCTGCTTCTGGCTGCAATCTGCGCTTCTGCCTGTGCCCGATACTTTGGCGGCAGGTCAGAAAGTTCCATCCTCATACTCAAGGCCGGTTCCTCCTGTTCTGCTGCATCCCGGTCTCTTTGCGATATAGGCGCACGATCAGGTGCCGGGTGTTGTTGCCGGTGATAATAGGTTCGCAGTAATGCAGGGTGTATCCGGGGTACATTTTCTCCCAGAATGCACCATCTTCCAGACGGTTCTCGCAAACGTCTTTCAACCTACTGCGGCTCATTTTCCCATCGTTCGGGCGGGGCATTTTCGGCGGTTTCAGCCCGCGGCTCTGCCGCCAATGGCGCTTGCACCGCACATTCTTCATGATGTACTTTGCAAGGCTCGTGATGTAGCCATGATCGAAGTGCAGAGGTTCACAACGGGCCATGCCGCGCCCGCTCCACGCTTCCTCAACCATTTCTCGGGTCAGGCCATAAACGCGCTGCATAATGACGTGGTGATGGTGCTTTCCCACCCACACCCCGTCAACATACGTCGAGTATTCATGCACGACGATCCACTTCGGGTGCCGAATGCCTTTTTTATCGCACATCCGGTATAGCTTTTTCATGGCGGCGGAAAAATCCTTATCCACACGCTTTGTGTCCGCCGGGTCGGGCCGGTGTTCATCGTCATAGGTGTATGTAACAGAATAATCGCTCTTGTGGAAGTTACGCTGAACCAACAGCTCTAAATACCGTCCACTTTTTCGCAAATTGTACGCTTCCTTCGCAATGGAGCTTGCCAGCTCTTTTTTCTTGCGGGTGCTGGCCTTGTGCTGCTGTTCCGTGATCTCGAAAAAATCCACCTGCATGGTGTCAGCCGTGGCATAGTCTTTGCCGCAGATAAATTTTTGCTCTCGTACTCTGAAACCCGCGGTCATACTCTCCACGTCCTCCTTTCCGTACACGTCATGGAATTTTCTGAATCTTGAACCACAAACACGAGAAGGGAACGATGCAGAGGAACAACACCGGGCCGCGTTCCCTACGATCCTGCTTCCGGCAAGCCATCAGAACGCTGCCCTCGTTTTCCCTCTGCACTCCCTTTCCCCGCCGGGGGAAAGCTCCTGTTTTTCTCTGATTTCTCAGAATGTCCCTTAGTTTAGCTCCGATATACAAGCCCCTTGCCGCCTCGTCAGGGCGGCAATTTAACGACGGACGCTCTTTATATATAAGGTAGAGGGCTTGTCTTGCTTATTTCAGCAGGGCGAATTTGAACCAATCCGGCAGGTCGGATGCTGCAATAAAATACTTTACCACCAGCACCACGGCAAGAATAATCACCGGTGCCAGCAGGTACAGCCAGCCGATAGCGTAAGCGCCGAACTCACTTTTCTTCTTTTTCATCACTATCTTCCCTTCCTTCCCACACAGGGCAGCTATCTTCCGGGTCTGTGAAATCCGCCCGATGCTCAGAATTTCCATTGAAGCACACCCATGAAAAGTTATCATGCCATGCGCAGGTGAAACACTCTTTTTCCATCACTCACGTTCCTCCCAGTTCCAGCAGGAAGCTTCCCGGCCTGTCACGGGCTGAGAATGATGTTTGTTGAAACACGTCCCGTCCTGCAAATGCCACCTGCAAAATTCACAGCTTTTGTGTGAAGTGACTTTTGCGCCGCACTCTGGGCAGTGCTTAAACGTGTACTCGCAAAGTTCTTTCTCCCCGTCGTCCGGGTCGATTTTGATTTGCTTCCAGTCCTCAACGTGAATGCCGCACTTGTGGCAAATAAATTCGTCGCAGTCTATGTAGTCCCGGTTCTCGTTGTATGTCAGCGGTTGCAGGCTCTCCGGGGCAATGGTCGGTTCGGCATTCAAACTGCCCTCGATCATCTGCACTACACTGGTTTTGATTTTCCCGTGTGTCAGCTCCCCTTTCAGTGCATACTCTATGTTCTTGAGTACCTGCATGAAATGGTTTGCATCAACCAGACGTTTTTCTTTCATTTTCTTTTCCCGCTTTCTTTCTGGGCGTTCGCTTCTTCTTTGGCAAATCCGGTATCGTCACCACAATATCCCTTTGTTTCTCCATTTCCGCCGGGATTGCCTCGACCAGACTTTTGAATTTTTGCAAGGTTTGAACCTCCGTCGCCGCGAAAATGAACTGCGCCAGTTCTTCCGGTGTTCCCTGCTGGACGGAATGACCGTCCGGGTATGTTGTGATCGTCATTTTTCTTCGCCTTTCAGTTTCAGTTCCACTTTCGGCATGGGCTGATCCGAACGGTTCATCGGTTCATAGAAATCGACCCACTGTCCACCCTCCGGGAAGTCGTGCCACGCAAGCGCGTACCGGATCGTCAGCCAGACGGTTTCTGCCCGGTATGCTCCCTTCATGGTCGTGTCGATAGATGCAGGCGGAACGTTCTGCTTCCAAAGTGCGTCCATGCCCTGCCGCATCTGGTTACGAAGCCGCATACACTTGAGAAAATCCGCTTCGTGGTCTTTATGAAACTGCTTTCGTTCTTCGGTCGTGTGGCACCGCTTTTCCATCTTGTCCACATAATCCCAGCAGCAAACCTCATTGGTGAAGTCCTCAAACTGGCCCATGCGGAACCGGAGGTATTCTTCGCACGCCTGCTTCACGGCCTGTGCTGTCTCCCGGCTCATGGTGATGGTCACGGCCTCAACCTCTGCCGGGGTCTTATTTTTTGTTACCATTCTGTCACCTCAACAAATCCTGACAGCCGGGGCACCGTAGCCATCCCGTACCAGAACCCCCTCTTTTTCCGTAAAAAACATTGTCGTCTTGAACGGAAAGTTTGCTCTGTCGATGCCAGCTTCGGCGGCAGCATCGGCCAGCATTTTGCACGGGCCGTAATCACTCCCGATGGAAAAGCCGAAAGCTTGAATGCTTTTCGCGTATTCCTCAATGCTTTTTGCCAATGCCGCCTTGAATGTGTTCAGCTGATCCAGCGTAACGCTCTGTCGCATCGTATCCGCAAGGAAGCACACTGCAACAGAGGTAAAGCTATCGTCTCCGTTGCTATGCGGCTGGTGATCCATCAGCTTTCCAGCCCACCAGCTGACAGCCTTTTCAATATCATCCTTTGCCAAAATCATACCGTTTCCACGCCTTTCTTTTTCAGAGGTTCAGGCCCCGTTCCATAGTCCGGCACCCAGCCGCCCGGCCAGTCGTGCCGCTGGCTGCGTTCGTATTTCTTGACCATTGCGGCCAGCTGAATAGCTTCCACCGCTGCGTGGATTGCCACATCATAAATGAGATTCAGGTGCTCCCGCTTCATGGGTTCGTTTCTCTTGACATCTCGCCACAGCCGGATTGTCAAGCCAAAGTGGAGCTTCCGCACCTCGTCTATCAGTTCGTCCAGTTCTTCCCGGATCACCGCATACCCTTCATGCGGACTTGCGAACATCCGAAAGCGGCGGTTTGCTGCCGCCAGCTCCTTCTTTGCCAGAGCACGGACATCTTTTGTGATAACGTCCATGGTTATTCCTCCGCCCGGCTCTTGATTTCAGCCAGCAGATCATCCAATGGAACATCGGCGAGGCAAAACCCGGCTTCTCCTTCATCCTCGGTAGAGACCCAGAGTGTAGAGGGAAAGTACAAAGCGGGGCGAACACCATAGGAGCTGCTGTACCAGCTGCCGTTGTCGGAGCCATCGGTGTTGACGTACCAGACGAAGTTGTAATTGAGGGTGTACGGAGAGCAATTCGGCGTACCGTAAGGCGTCGCCAACCACCACGGCGTATCTACCTTCGGGATCAGCCGCCAATACTTTCCATACTGACGCAGGGTCAACAGGCCGATTCTGTATTCAACGGTTCCGTATTCGGTCTGTCCGGTTGTGTCCTGCAGGTCGATCTTGAACGGAATAAAAGTATCCAGCGGCGTACCCTTCTCGGTAAACTCTGCCAGACAGTTACCCAGATACTTCATAACATCGCTCCGGCGCAGATCGTTGGGACACTCCGGGTCGTCGCCGTCACGGAACGGCATTTTCGTCCAAATGTCCTTTGCCAGCACCAGACAATCGTGTTCGTCTGCATCCAGCTTCACAAACTCTTTGCCCAGCGCCTTGAAGATGCCGCCATTTTTCACATTGCCCAAAGTTGTGCTTTTCAAAATCTTGCTCATGGTCGTTTCTCCTTCTTATTACTCCTGCTGCTCGGAATCCTTTTCGGTGTTCAAATCATCGAACGTCTGTTCCGGTTCTTCCTGTTCACCGATGTGAGTTTCTGCCAGCATTGCAACCAGTTCTTGCAGCTTTGCTTCTGCGTAGTCCGGCACCGTATATGCCATAACGGCGGCTCGTACCCTCATGCCGTTCTTCACGACATAATAAACCGTTCCGTCGGTTTGTTTTCTCTGGTAATAGCGGATAAAACCGTTATTCTTAATTTCATCCTCCAGCGGCGCAAGGTGCGACTGACAGATAATGCCGACCATGTGGCGATCCTCGGTCACAAGCGGGATAAGGATTTCTCCACTGCAGTAAATACCGATGCCCAGTTTCTTCACTTCGACTTCATCCTTAATTGTGTCGTCAAGATTGAAACCCTGAAAATCAATTTTGTATGCACAGTCGAAGTCGTTGTAAACCACCTTTTCGATCATGGTATCCTCGCTGATTCCCAGCATAGCGCCCATCTGGTTACGGTTCAGCGGACGCGGGAAACCGGTAGCGCAGTAAATCGCCGACGCAGTTCCAATGTAGAAATCATCACTCTCGTCGTTATGGAAAACATTGCAGACAAGCTGCCGCTTGACCATCTTTGTCAGCCCTGAAAGTTTCATCTTCTGACCACCTCCACGTCCGGTTTTTCCGTTTCCCTAAACCTCGGATAAAAGGTCATTGCGCACATCCGTGCCTCACGGAGTGCTGCATCTGAGCTTTTTGCGTCCAGCTTGTACGGTAGCTGCATCTTGTTTTTCGTGTAGCTGTCAATGCCGAACAGCATGATGCTGAACTTTGCCATTTTCTACTCCCTTCTGCTTAGTTTCTTTCGGCGGGCACTTCCGGGCTTGAACCGGGCGGGGCCTATTCCCTGTGCTCACATAAAAAGGAGCCGCCGCGCCGGGCGGCTCCAAAAGGTCAGTTGATGCCGTTGATAATTGGAATGCCGTTACCGTCGCCAACGTAGGCAGGCAGTTCACCGTTCCAGCGGGATTCCACATCGGTGATTTTGTAATATTCCAGCAGGTTGCTGTTCAGGCTGTCGTTCAAGGCGCGGTTTGCTTCCGCCTTTTTCTCTGCAACGTACAGCTCTGCGTCCGCTGCAACCTTAGACTTTTCCGCTTCCGCATTGGCTGCGATCAGGTCAGCGTCCGCCGTGGCCTGTGCTTCGACACGGCGCTTGTCGGCGTCCGTCTCGGCCTTTTCCTTCTCCTGCTGGGCCTTGACCTTCGCTTCCACCGCATCGGTGAAGGTATCGGTGAAGTCAAAATTGGTTACGCTGATATACTGCAGGTCGATGTTGTACTGTGCCAGCACTTCCCGCAGTTTCGTGTCCATCTGGGAAGCGACTGCATCCCGGTTGGAAATCAGGCTGCTTGCATCGTAGTGGGCAACTACAGCTTTCACCGTTTCAAGGACACGGGGAGTAATCAGGGTGTCCTCATACTTTTTGCCGACCTCTTTGTAGATGGTCATTGCATTTGCCTGATTGATCCGGTAGCCAACCGCCACACTGGTGGAGACTTCCTGAATGTCAGAACTGAACGCTGACAAGTCCATGCTCATTTCCTGAACACGGTTATCCATCTTCACGATGGACTGCCACGGGGCCTTGAACACCACACCTGCGTCCTTCGTGCCATCCTCGACTTTGCCAAAGGTTGTGACGATGCCGGTATAACCGGTAGGGACATAGGACACACAGGAAATGCCGATAAAAATGACGGCCACCACCGCCGGGATGATTGCAGCTCTTTTTGCATCATCCGAGAAAATCAGGACTGCCAGCGCAATCAGTGCAAACAGTGCGCCGATAATAAAAAGAATCATATTTCCTCGCTTTCGCTCATTTGCTTATGTATGGGCGAAAGCTGGATTAAATCGGATCGTGGTAAATAGGGACGCCACTTTGATAATCCCATTACAGGAAGCTCACCTGCCCCTCTGGATTCTTATTTTTCGTTTCGCGCGGCTTGTAGTCCTTTTCTTCGTTCAGGACATCAACCGGATTAAATTCAAACTGCTTGCAGCGGTTCGGGCTGACAATTTTCTTTTTATCCCGGATTTCTTTTCTTGCTTCACAGTAAATTAGATCGTCGTCCTGCAGGGACGCCAGTGAACAATATCTGCAATACTGGGTCATTTCACAGCTCCAATGCGTCGATAATCTCCGCTACCATATCATTTAGAAAAGCAGCAAGCCTACGCAGAAGTGACCTTTTGGGCTGGTTGTCGTTCGGCTTGCGGCTGTCGTTCTCAATTTCAATTCCGACAACATAGTTATTGTCTCCGACAACCGTTTGCTGGATTTGAATTGCATTATTTCCTGCCTTTTGAGACTGCTTCACATCCATACTTCGTCCCTCTCGTATTGATCTTTCAGGGCAAAGTAAGTATCGAAAATGAGCTTGTGCCCCGTCCCGGACGTTTCATGCTCGACCACTTCCCTGACGGGTAAAGTCACCCTTTCGCCAAATCGTCCCTTGAAAATTCTCATTTCAAGCGATCCATCCCGGATGTTTCGCATATATTCAAACCCATACCCATCCTTCTGGGCCTCTGCTGCAACTTCTTCCAGCGCTCTTTTTATCTTCACCGCTCACCCTCCAAGCGTCGGATCAGGGCATTCCCATTTGTAGTCCTTAAATTTGATTCTCCGGTTCGTGACAAGTCTGCCCTCCACGATCTCAATTTCCCTGTTGAACTCCAAACCCATTTCATATCCATACACGCGGAAATCCACATTGTACTTTTTGGACATTTCAATGTAGGGCGTTTCATCAACGTTCCATGCTGCTTTCATGCTTACAACAAGGATCGGCTTTTCATCTTCTCTGTAAGAATCCCCGTAGACCCCCTTTTCAACAAAGTTTCTTTTCGTTCCTTCGATATAAGCGTCCTCGATCGTATCCAAACGCATCTCGCGGGCTTTCGGATCATGTTCAAATACGACAGCGTCATCTACAAGTTCATCTTCGTATGAGCCATCTCTAAACCACTTTGTGAAGTAGCAGTGCAGGCATTCTTCCACCCACCGCTTAATATCTTCCGGCTTTCCGCGGATTTTAAGTTTTCCTTTTACCCAGTTCGCCATAGTTTATTCCTCCTTCAAAACCCATACTCTATGATTTCCACAGCCGTTCCACTTCTCGGCATTCTCGTGAGTGTCCACAGCTACATCAAGGTGTTTTCCCTGAATGGCGGCTCCTTTGTCCTGCACAATGCGGATTCCTACGCCCTCAATGTACAGAACCGTTCCATACGGAAAGATGGACGTGTCCGCTGCCACAGTGACGCCTGCCTGTATAGGCTGGCCGCTGGCCGTAATTCCGTGTCCTTCTCCGCAGATATGTTCGTACTGTTCTGTGCAATATGCCGTGCAGAAAAATGTACCTGCCTCTGTCAGCTCGATTTTCCTGTCCGCTGTTTCATCAAGGCGAATTTGCAGAGAATCAATAACTTCTTCGTCCTCTACAGCCCGGTCAAGCCAGTTCTGGGCACGGCTTGCGTAAATATCCCGCTGGGTCTCAAGGTCTGCAATACGGCCTTTCAGTACGCCGACCTTTGCGCTGTTGACGATCTCAGCCGCGAAGAACAGCACCAGAATTGCTTTCATTTTCCGTGTCATTTCCAAACCACCTTTTTGTTACTGCAATTGGAAATTCTTCAATTTCAGACGCCCACACTGCTGTACCTGCTCCATATGCCGTCTCCCACACAAGCGGGAAACCGCCAATTCCATCAAACAGGCTTCCCAGTGTTGGCTTATCTTTCAGGTATGGCCGCATCTTCTGGGCAATCCAGAACCACTGCGGAAGGGCAATGCTGTTTCCCAGTGCCTTATAGCGCGGCGTATCTGCCGGTTTATGCTTTTTTCCTTTGGTGTCCGTCCATTCCCCGATGTCTGTCCATCCGTCCGGGTATCCCTGCAGGCGCTCACATTCCGTCGGGGTCAATCTTCGGACGATCCAGCGCACGACACGTTCCGCCACAAGGCATTCCCCACCGTTTCCGATATTTCCCGTTTTCGCTTTCAGTGTTGCACTGCTGTCGCTTTCCTTGTATGTAGAGAAAGTCTGCTCGCTATAGGTTTTTCTTTCAGCAACCTGCGGCCCCGCTGTCGTCCCGGTATTCTTGCAACTCAAGGCTGCCGCCTTGCTTCCGGTAACAGCTCCGTTGTACAGATCGACCGCAATAGCCGTATAGTCTGTGACGCGGCTCTCATGATCCCCGGTAATGGTCGGAACTGTCTTACCGTTGCCATTTCCACGAGCGTCAAAGACGATTGGCTGGAAAAGGGTCTGGTCTTGAAGCGTCGAGAGCGTTCCCGTCTTTTCTGTCTGCACCAGTGCGCCTTTCCCGCCTCCTGCACATCCCGAACGGATTTTCAGGGTGTAGGCTGCCTCCCCTGCCACCACTCGATCATGTCCAGCAGGGCAGTTTTGAGTAAATCCGGTAACGCTTTGCCACGTCGGGATGCTCTTGTCAGGATTCCCTGACAGGCCCGTGCGCTCAAAAAGTATCTCTGCGGCACATTGACCTCTAAAATCTGCGACAACTGCGATACGCTTTCTACGCTGGGGCACTCCCCAACGTTCAGCGTTGAGCAACCGCCATGCCAGAGACCAGCCGTTTCCGATGATTGCTCCGGCCTTGCACCATCGTCCCCCCCCCCCGCAGGTCGAGGAATTGAAACGTCTGGTTGTGCCGCGTGGGCAAGTTTTTCCAGCACGGTTCTGAAATCTTCTCCGCCGTTTGAGCTGAAAGCTCCGGGAACATTTTCCCAGATAGCGAAAGCTGGATACATTCCATTTGTGGCAACCCTCATTTCTACAATAACTCTTATGGCTTCTGTGAACAGACCGGAATTTTTCCCCTCAAGGCCAGCTCTCAAGCCTGCCATGGACAAATCCTGACAAGGCGAACCAAACGTGATGCAGTCCACGGGTTCAATCTGGTCTCCATGGATTTTAGTAATGTCGCCCAAATGAATCATTCTTCTGCCTCTTTAGATTTAATTGCCATCCACCACAGTGCGGCATGAAGCGCGAAGCCCGGACAAGCCTGAACCGTTACCTGACTTGCCACAACCTTAATCGCTTCTTCGATTTCTTCTTGTTTCGGCATTGTCGCGTGAAGGAATCTCGCCTGTGCAATTTTCTCCAAAATCCTTATTGCATCGACGTAAAGCACTCTTTTTACCTCCTATTGATTTTTTCATAGTTCTTGCACGGGTGGCCGGAATCGAACCGGCTTGCCTACCGATGGGGGATCAGGACGGCGGACAACTTCCTTGCTGCACCCGCATATCAGAACCCACCGCGCAAGAGAGCAGCGCGGCGGGCCGGTCTTAGTCAAGCAGACCTTCCACCTTTGGCTTGGGTGGATCGGACAAGGCATTTCTTCGCTCATGCGGCGTGCACGCCCAAATCGGTTTCCGCACCGTCATGCGGGCGTAGCTTGGCAGAAAGGCAGCGTGGTCTTGCACCAGCTTACACGGGAGAAACGCCGCCATACGGCACCCTCTGCCCCTGTCGGTGCGTCAAATTATGGACAAACGCACCGGCTTCCATGAATACCTGCTGCAAAGCGGCGCGGACGGGGTGTGGCCCCGCTGTCGGCTTCTCCCTGCGTCGTTTCATGGTTCAGCCCCGCGCCATATAAAATCCGCCGCGCTGACGCGGTGCGTGGCGGCTCATTCATACCTTAGATGTTTTTGTATCAGCAGCACCCTTGGTTTTTTCGTAACGTTCACAGTTCGTATCATAGCCACTGCACGGCGCACACCGCTTGTGGGTGATCTCGAACGTATGCCTGCACTGTTCATTTTTGTGCAGGGCTTTTTCGGTGGGACTTCTGTTATGTACCTTCATTTACATCCTCAGAAAGGAACTTCGTCGTAGTGTGTAGCGATCATATCTGCGAAGTGCAGACACAGGGCTTCCGGGTAGCGGTCATAAACAGCACTGAGCGTATCCCAGTCCTGCGACCCGCTGTATGCTCCCATGTGCCAGCGAATCGCCACGATCTCCCGCGCCGTCAGCTTGATGTACTGCTGTGCCATGATGACGCTTCCTTCTCCATGGCCCACCAGACCGGCGTCAAAGTATTCGTACTCACCTTTGCCTTTATCGCGGTACTTGCCCACCTTGCAATAGTCGTGCAGGAGCGCTGCCGCAAGAACTTCATTCCGGTGACATTTCTTGAAAGCGTGATTCGTTCTGCACAGTTCCATTGCCGCCTCTGCCACACAAACCGAGTGCTCACACAGACCGCCGGGATGGTTGGAATGGTGCTTAATGCTTGCAGGCTTTTCAAAGAACCCTAAATCCACCATCTGCTGCCAAAGGTTTTCCGCTCCCGGACGATCAGCAAGGCCGCTCTCCGCCCAGAGAACCTCAAACTTTTCTTTCGGCTTCATGTCCTCATACAGTTTTTCGTTATCCATGGTTCGGCTCCTTCTGTTTCAAAAATTCTGCCCGGCCCTCCGGGTATCTTGTCGGTCTGTCGAAAATCTCCGGGTGCTTTTCGAGCATATCCAAAAGCATTTCCCGCATGGACGCCGCCACAAAGGGCGTAAATTCACTGCTCACACTCCCCCGCCTTTCTGCCTGTATTTCTGGCAGCGGGTTTTGTTTTCGTTCCTCCCGCCATTGGAACCGCCCTGTGTCAGTCCTCCGGTTCAAAGAGCATTGCCACAAAGGCTTTCAGCTTGTTCACTGCAGCTTCTTTTTCGGCTTCCGTCTTGGCCGTCTTTTCAGCCCAGCAGTCCTTGACCATTTCATTGATGATCTCAAACATACTGTCTTTCAGACCTGCCAGATTTTCCTCGTCATCGGCTACCGCCATGAGGACACGGGCCACAATAAGCTCTGCCGCCGTCATCATGCCAACCGAACCGCCGTGAATGCTGACTTCCAGACCATCAGCCGTTCCCACGGCTGTAATTTCCACATTACAGTTCATGCTCTATCCTTCAAAGTCAACCGTTCTGCAGTTTGTTTGCCAGCGCCACAATGAAGTCCTTGAAGCCCGGCTCTGTCTCTGCAAACTGCCGTGCCATGCGGAACCCTACCGTCTCGCCAACAGGAGGCTTTTCCTTCTTCTCTGCCGGAGCCGCCTTTCCCTGCGCTTCCAAATCGTTCTGCACCGCATCAGGAATTTTGTCCTGAATCTTCTTGATAACGTACGGACGAAGCGGTTCGGGAACTTCTGCTACAACGCTGCCCACGATCTGGATCGTTAAATCCAGCAGATCAAGCCCGTTTCCCTTGAACTCGACCGACGCACCGCTGCCCTTGACCTCTCCGTGAATAAATGCGTATGCCATACTCTTTGTCCTTTCTGCTTGCAGGTAAATTTTCGGATATGTGGGTGCGCCCCGGAGTTGACACCGGGCGGCGGGGCTTGACGCTCCCCGCCTGCACTGGCCGCACCATATAAAGGCGGTGTCGGACATACCGCCTGCCCATGCGGGCCGCTCTGGCGTGTTCTTTCAGCCCTTGCCAGATAAGGCTTCATCTCGCCGACGCCGCCGTTCTTCGCACTGACGGCGGATGATCTCTTTTCCCTTGCGAATACGCTCGGTTTCTTCAAATCTCCACCTGCCGTAGGACAGCCCCGCGGCGTCGGCCTGCCGGACATCCAGCATCAGCTTGTCCGGCTTCATCTTTTCGGCCATTTGCTCATACCCTCGTGCTCCTTGTTGTGCTTGTACTCCCCGCCGTGCTATAATTTGAACATATAAAATGGGGAGGGGGTGAATTTATGAAATACTACTTTGTCGATCTTCGCGCACTACCCATATCTGAACGTATAGCAGCTTGTAAGAAAATGGAACAGTACGCATGGGAAGTCTTTGAAAAGGTTGGAACATCCGGCCTTGAATCCGCAGAGGTTTGCTGGACATCGCCAGAGGACTTTGAATCTTCTCCTTGTTTTCCTCAAGGATGCAAATGCACGCTTCTGGGAAACTGATCTTACGTCTTTGTGGCGGCGTGTGTAATAAGCAACGCCGCCGGAAAGTCCGGGTCGTAGTTGAACTCGATCCGGGCTTTTGCTTTATGGTCAACAAACCTCATGAATGCCCCGATGTCCCCCAACTTCTGAAACGCTTCTTCCTTGCGCCATACACCGATCCCGACGCCGTTGCAACGAACTTCTTCCGGCTTGTAGCCGTAATGTTTCAGAACTTCGTCCGGGTCGATTTCATCAAACGTCTTTTTGTTCAGCGCTTCTACAATGTGTTCAGGTTTCAGCGTCATGTGCTCCGCCCTCCTGCCTTTCGGATTCCTGTGCGGCGCTTTCCCTCTGCACAATCTCAGCAATCGGAATATTCAGAACCACCGACAGCCCGCCCGCAAGGGACAAGTCCATCCGCTTCTGACGCTCTCCGGTTTCGACCATCTGATAATACTGCCGCGAGATTCCAATGCGGTTTGCAACATCCTGTTGCGTAAGACCGGCCTTTTCGCGGGCTTCAATAAGGTATTCTCTCACCTGTTCTCTCCCTCCCTTGCAACGTGTCGTTGCTATCATAATAGCTTTGCTCCTTTCAAATGTCAACAATACGTTGCATTTTCAGCGTATTGCACAGTTTCTTTGCAACATTTTGTTTCCTCTGTTGAAAAAGCAACAATCAGTTGCTATAATAAAGTAAAAGGGGGATGCTCAATGGAAAATCTGACTATCATCCGTAAAGAATCTCACGCTACCCAGCAGGAAGTCGCTGACTATCTCGGTATTTCTCGTCAAGCATACGGCAACTATGAATCCGGCAAGCGTGAGCCGGACTATGAAACGCTCTTAAAGCTCGGTGAATACTTCAATTGCAGCATCGACTATCTTCTTGGAAGCAGCCGTGGTGTTCGTTATCCCCTTCTCTCGGAGTTTGAGCGTAACCTATTGGAGCAATATCGAAGCGCGACACCTGCCATTCAGAGCGCAGTTTGCAAACTTCTTGATCTCAATGGTGAGGCTTGATAGAATCCATGAGGTTCCCCTGTCAATACAGGGGAACCTCCGCGTGCTACACTCTGTTGCTTACATATCCAGTGTAGCACGCGGAGCCGCCATCTTTTCCAAAGTCAATTCGCCTTTTTACTCCACAATTTTACGTTGATTATCTTTTATTCTTCATTTTCGTAAAATTTGCAAAAAGAAAAAGCCCGCCGGGCCGAAGCCTGACGGGCTATAGATGAAACTGTATTTATATAATTCAGCAGCGATTTATGATTTTTCGTCTCACACGTTGCGCTTTCGTCTAATCTGCGGGTTAAATGAGACGATTACTCGAAAGGACGCTCAAGGTATGGCAAAAAGAAAATTCAACAAGGGCGGCGAGGTTCGGCTGGTCGCCTATTACAGATACAGCGGCGGCAGCGGGCAGACTGAGCAATCCATTGAGGGCCAGCGCCGGGACTGCGAGGCCTACGCCCGCCTGCACAATATGACCATCCAGAAAGAATATGTGGATCGTCACATCAGCGGCAAGACCGATGATCGTGCGGCATTCCAACAAATGATTGCTGACAGCGACAAGGGTGCATTCGATATGGTGATCTGCTGGAAAACAGACCGCTTCGCCCGGAACCGCTATGATTCTGCCGTGTACAAGAAGCGTCTGCGTGACAACGGTGTTGAGATCGTCTATGCTGCTGAATCCAACATTTCCGGTGCGGAAGGTATCATCATTGAGGGCGTGATGGAAGCGCTGGCCGAATATTACTCCGCCGAGCTGGCTGAGAAGATGCGCCGCGGCATGAGGGAAAGTGCTCTCAAAGGGCAGGCCATCAGCCGTTGCCGCGCCCTTGGCCTGAAAACGGACGAGCACAAACGGTTCGTCATTGATGAAAAGACCGCACCCACTGTGCGCTTTATCTTTGAGCATTACGCCGCCGGGGAATCCGCCATGTCTATTGTTGAACAGCTCAACGCCAAAGGACTGCGCACCAGTCAGGGCAACCCCTTCAACAAGAGCAGCATTCCCCGGATCATCCAGAACGAAGCCTATCGCGGCGTGTACATCAGCAAATCGTATGACGTGCGCATTGAAGGAGCCATTCCGGCCATTATCGACGATGAACTTTGGGAGAGGGCACAAACCATGTTGAAACTGAACCGTCAGCTCAAGGCAAAGAATGAACCAAAAGCGGACTACATCCTGTCCGGCAAGCTCTACTGTTCCTGCGGTTCCCTTATGCGCGGCATGAGCGGGCACAGTGCCACTGGCGAGGTCTACCGCTACTACACCTGCCCCAATAAGGACTGCCACCTGCGGAACATCCCGAAGGACGATCTGGAAGGAAAGGTCATGCAGTTCATCGTGGATCACCTCTTGCAGCCGGAATCTATGGAAGCACTGGCCGAAGCTATGGTCGAGGTGCAAAAGGCCGACGCTGAAAAGCCCAACGCCGAACGTGTAGCCATCGAACAGAGCCTTGCCGATGTCCGCCGCCGCAGTAAAAACATTTTGGACGCCATTGAAAACGGCACTGCCAATGCGCAGCTGTGCGCCCGTCTGAATGATCTGACCGAGCAGGAGCAGACCTTGAGCTTCCAGCTTTCTTCTCTGGAAAAGGAGAAGCCTGTTGCGTTCACCAAAGAGCAGTACCTTTTCCTGCTGGAACAGTTCTTGGTGGAGCCATCCGAGCGCACACCGGAGTATGGTCGCCGTCTTGTTAACACTTTCGTAACAAGTATGGTAGTTAGTGACCGTGAACTGGTTATCAATTTTAATGTTTCGGACGAAACCGTTAACAAAAACAAAAAAGCATCCCAGACAAACTTACAAAAAGAAAGTTCGTCTGGGATGCGTCTGGTCCGAGTGGCGAGAATCGAACTCACGGCCTCTTGAACCCCATTCAAGCGC